GCAGCGGCTTCAGCGCGGCAAGGATGCCTTCGCAGGTGCGGTAGGCGTAGTTGCCAAAGTTGTTGCGCTCGTTCTTCGGTGCCACCAGCGCGCGCTGGATGTTGTGCAGGGTTTTCATGCGGCTTGCTCCTGTAGGCTTTGTTCAATCAGGGCGCGGGCGACTTCGCAGGCGGCGCGCACGGTGGGGTTGTCTTCTTCTTCCATCAGCCATTGCAGGGCGATGATGGCGTTTTGCCGGGTCTCACGGCCACGCCGGGTTTCCGGCGCGCCGTCAAAGAGGTGGTCGTGGTTCATGCTTTCCTTCAATGAGTTTGTTGATGGCGGCATAAAGTTGTTCCGGTGTGCCGCCGGACAGCAGGCTTTTGTAATCCCCGCCGCGCCTGTTGCCGTAGCGGTTCAGGTAGCACTGCAAATTGCCGCGTCCATAATGGTTGTGGATGTCTATTTCCACCCATCCATCCCCTTCCGTTTCGTCGAATCTTGCTTCAACCTTTTCCACGCCGTATGCGACCCTGATGACGTGGTAATGTCCGGCGAGATGCTCGCAAACGCGGGTCATGGCTTCGCCGTGCAGGGTTTTCAGGGCATTCATGCGGCTCTCCTTTTGTCGAGGTATTGCCGGACGGCGATGCCCAACTCCCCTATGGTTCCGCCTTCGAGAAGTCTGTCCTGAAGCACGGGGTCGCTGTCTGTTGTGCAGAAGGTGCGGGCATAACAATGGAAAACGCCGTTATCCCGCTGGTAGATTTCGATGTTTATGGATTCGTTGCCGAAACTGGCAGACAGGGAAACGTTGTCCTTCATGTAACTGATGTTCAGGTAGTCGCAAGTTTTACCCAGCAGGATGGCAACGCGGCACGCTTCTTGCGCCACAGGGGTAGACATGATGTTCATTTCTCTGCTCCAAAATAGTTTTTGCAGGACTGGATTTGGTCTTCGCTCAGGTCAGGGCGCGCGCATTGCTCCGCCACCCATTCTCGGTGCGCCGCTGTCTTCGTCACGGCAGGCGGGTTGTCCTCGCCGCCCGGTACGATGGCGACCGTTATCAACAGCGCGCCAGCGAGGATGTCTTCCATCAGGGCGTTCATGCGGCCTCCCGGTCTTCAGCGCGGGCAATCAGCCATTCGCTGTAGGCTTCGTCCGCTTCTTTTTGCAAATCCCGCCAGGGAATTTGCGCGTCAATCATGTCAGCGAGGATTCCCGCCCAGTCGCTTTCGTAGTAGTCCCCGAAGTCTTCGCGGTCGAGTTCGCGGCCTTCGTCGTTCAGGATGATGACGATGCTGCCTTCGGCTTTGACGGTTAGGGTTTCGCTGGTCTCTTCCGTGTACTCGGCAGGCTCCCAGTAGGTCGCTTGCCGTAGCAGCTTTTGTCCGTACCAGCGGCAGACTTCGATGCTTCCGTCTTTGCATAGACGGGTGACTTCGTAGGTGTCGTCCAGCCCGGCGGCGAGGGTTTTGAGGTTCAGGTTCATCTGTGGCTCCCATCGTGTTCGTTTCGATGGGGGTATCTTACCAAAGTTAGATATTAAAGCAAGAAAAACTAACCTAGATAAGAGAATATTTTCACATAAGTTTGATTTTTCACAGGTAAAATTTTACTTTCCTGCGATTGGGGCAACAAAAAAACCGCCTCATGGGCGGCGTTCAAGTGTTCAGGCAACAAAAAAACCCCGCACGGGGCGGGGTTTTGGGATTTAGAAGCGTCAGTGGTTACTGACGTTGTGCGCCGTACACACCTTGAATATTGGCAGCTTCATCACTGTAGCTGCCAGCAATTTCAGAAGCGTTACCGCCGCCGAAGATGCCTATGACTTCTTTTTTTCCATCCTTGCCAGCAAGAAGACTGCCAACAACTTTGGCGCGGATATCTCCTTGGTATCCACTAGGTTGGGTAAACAACATAGCTGCATCTTTGCTACCAAAATTGACATTGGCAGCAACAGTTCCTACTGGATTTGCACCCGCAGGTAACAGATCAGGTGGCACGATAAAATCGCCACGATAGGAAGCTGTACCGCTAGTGGGCATACGGTCTTCTGGTGTGGTTCTGGCACGGAAGTAGGCTACAAATATAGGTGTAGCATCACCGTTTTTACCAATCCCAAATTGAACCGCATTGTATTTATTTTCATTACTGGCAAGGAAATAATCGAAGTTTTGATAGGAGGTGCCAGAAGCGTATATTTTGTTACCTTTATAAATTTCGACACCACCAATTCGAGAAGGCGATTTTTCGCCAATTTTTGCTGCTTCTGCTATGCTCGGAATAAATACGGTGCCTAGTCTGGTTTTAGTACTTACCTGATTTTTATATTCTGGTGGGACGTGTTCAGCATTGGTTAAAGAAGTATCATCCCATTCGGATAATTTCCCTGCCATAGTAATTCCATTGAAAGTAGAAACGCCCTGCAATCCTTGCGAGGAAGTGGCGATATTCTTCAATTCTTCAGAGGTAAGACCATACTGTTTATCGTTGGTTTTATTTACTTCTGGCTTTGGAGCCTGCGGTTTGTTGCTATCCGCAGCTGGGTTGTCTCCACCACCACCACCACCGCAGGCGGCGAGTGCCAGAGGAAGCGCTATCAGTAGTGCTTTGTTGGTTTTTCCTTTCATCGGATTCTCCTGTTTTGTGGGTTAAGGAAATCTATGCCTGAATTAGTGATTACATTGCGGGCTGCCATGCGCGCTTCCGCCTTCAAGGCACTCGCACGCCTCGCCATCATGGTCTCGGTCCAGGCTGGTATTGCCGCCGTGTTCGTCGTGGTAGCGCTGCGCTTCCTCCTGATTGATGAAATCGCTACACCGTACCGCGTAAACAGACGGGATAGCTGCGGCAAGTGTCAATGCTAATACTGCTTTCATATCTCTCTCCGTAGTTAATGTTTAAGCCGTTTCAACCATGAACACCAGAACATCCGCCCGATTACAAGGAATTGCGTTTCCATCATTTTTTCAGCGTCGTAAATCTCATCGGGGAATAGTTCCTTATCTTCGTTGAGTGAGCGAATCATATATCGCCCTTCTCCTAAATTAAGTATCTGCTTTAAGCGCTCCTTGCCTTCTACGTTAATTAAGTAAATTTCTTCATTGTAGATGCGTGTGCAGTTTGTATCTATACCAATAACAGCATGGTCTGGAATAGAAGGCGCGTTACTTTCGCCATCTGCATAACCAACGATTACTTTATCCGGGTCTTGAACACCCGCCTTTCTAAGCGAGTTCATGTAAAAAGGAAATTTTATATATTCGCCCGAATCTTCGTTTGAAACGCCGCTTCCATTCGCCATAGAAAGATTAGGGATAAAGTTGACGTAAACGATTTCTTTATTCACTTCCTCTTTCGGTATCTCATTGATATTGTCATACGGCAATAGCGTTCCCGCGCGGGAAAATTCCTGAACGATGGGTGATTTTATGGTTGGCGTTTCTTCTTGCGTGCCGTCGCCATATAGCAGCCATTCTGGGGTGCATTGCAGCAGTTGAGAAAGTTGCAGAGCGTAGCGCGTTGGGGCATTGATGCCCTGCCGCCATTTTGTGATTGCAGCGCTGGAGGCGCCTGTTGCGCGGGTAATGTCTGCCCCGCTGATGTCAAGGTCTTTCATCCGGCGGATGAGGCGCACTGATACGGCTTTCGGGTCAATTTCTTTTTTCATAGCAACATAATATCCGTTTCCTTACTTAGGTAAGTAACATTTTACGTTGCAATCTCTAACTTTAGTAAGTAACATATTCTAACCAAAACTGCTACTGAGGTTAGATATGCTCACGCAAGACGCCGTCGCTTTCTTCGGAAGCAAGGCAAACATAATGAAATTATTGGGTTACAGCAACGCTGCCGTTTACCGTTGGGGCGATGTTGTGCCTGAATCCAGCGCAGGACGGCTGTATGTCCTGAGCGGCCACAAAATTCCATATCGCACAGAAGACTACACCCCAGAACCCGCAGAAGCGGAGGCCTGACCGTGGGCGCGATGCGATGCCCAACGTGCGGCGGGCGAATGATGTACCGCACACGCATCACCATTGACCCTTACGGCTTTTCGTCGGCTTGGGTCTGCCCGGTGTGCGAGCAAAAAAAATGCCGCCTGGAAACTGGGCGGCAAGTACATGCGAGGTTTGATTATGCCTAATTTACAAACTTTTGACAAGCGCGTCCTGACGATGACCAGCCGCGATATTGCCGAGCTGGTCGAATCCCGTCATGACGACACCAAGCGGTCTATCGAACGCCTTGCCGAGCGCGGGGTTATCGAATTACCGCCATTGGCGGAAATCCCCACGGCGACTAAGCCCGTGCAGGTTTATGTCTTTTCCGGCGAGCAGGGCAAGCGCGACAGCATCGTCGTCGTCGCGCAGTTGTCGCCGGAGTTCACGGCGCGGCTGGTTGACCGCTGGCAGGAGTTGGAGGCACAAGTCGCCAAACCCGCCCTGCCGGATTTTTCCAACCCGGCCGAAGCGGCGCGGGCATGGGCGGCGCAATACGAGCAGCGGGCAGCGCTGGAGGCGAAGGTCGCGGAAGACGCGCCGAAGGTGGAGTTTTACCACGACGTCACGGGAAGCGACAACGCTATCGACATGGCGACGGTCGCCAAAGTCCTGAACCGTGGCATCGGGCGCAACCGCCTTTTTGCCTTCTTGCGCGAGGCGGGCGTGCTGGATAGTCGCAATGCGCCCTATCAGCGCTTTGTGGATATGGGCTGGTTTCGCCAGGTGGAGACGAAATGGCAGAAGGCCAACGGCGACTGGCAAATCGGCATCAAGACGGTGGTGTTTCAACGCGGCGTGGAGGGCATTGCCCGCCTGCTGGACAAGAAGGAGGCGGCATGAGCTGGATTTTTGGTGAGCCGCCAACACGCGGCAGCCGTTTTGTCGCGCTGTATGACGATGGCAGCGGCGCGTCGTTGTTCGTCTGGGGTGACGACGGGCATTTGTTTGACGCCGATGGCGACGACCACGGCGTGATGGACGGCGAAGATTTGAAGGATTGGCTATATGAGAGCGGTCATTGGTACTGGACAGCGTTGCCGGAGGGGTATGCCGTGGGTTTTGAGGTAACGACTACCGCGCGGGATACGCGCTGGCGTTTTGCCGAGATGCCCTCACGTGGCACGCGATTTGTCGCGCTGCGTAAGGATGGGCGTGGGGCGGAGGTGTTTTTTCGCACGCCGCTGGGTGCGGTGATGGACGCCGAGGGTGGCGAGCGCCTGCCCGCATGGGCGACTGATGCCGCGCTGGCATCGTGGTTTGTGGATGCAGGGTTTGCTTTTTGGTTGCCCCTGCCGGATGGGATGCAGTTGTTTTATGAGGTGCAGTCATGAGTGCATCACAACACATGCGCCGCTTCGGGCAGGCGATTGGTTATTACCCCGAGCTGACTAAGGTTTTTGGAAGCGTTACCGCCTCGATTTTGTTCTCGCAGTTGTTTTATTGGCAGCCCAAAGCGTCCAGCGAGTTGGGCGTGTACAAGACGGCGGAAGAGCTTGAGCGGGAGACGGGGCTGTCGGTGGATGAGCAACGTGGCGCGAGAAAGCGGCTGGTGAAGTTGGGCGTGCTGGTGGAGACGCACAAGCGCCTGGAACACAAGATTTATTTCCGCATTGATGAGGCTGCTTTTGATGCGCTGTGGGATGCGCGTTTTGCCGAGATTGAGGCCGCCGCAGCGCCCAATGGCGAAACGGATATTCCCAGCCCCGAACGGGATATTCCCAGCCCCGGAGTGGGAAATTCCCAGTCGCCGAATGGGAATTTCCCATTCGGGAAGTCGGAAATTCCCAGTCGTCATAGTAATACAGAGGATTACAACAGGGGACTACAGCAGGGGATTACGGCAAGCGCGCGCGACGCGCACGCCCCGCCGCCCCCGTCGCCGCCACCGGCTGACCCGCCACCACCTGCCAAGCCGCCACGGTTTGAGCCGTTGTCCGCGTTGTTGGCGTTGGGCGTGGATGCCCAGGTGGCAGCTGATTGGCTGGCGGTGCGCAAGGCCAAACGGGCGGCGCTGACGCAGACGGCGCTGGACGGCATGGTGGACGAGGCGCACAGGGCCGGGATTTCGGTGGCAGAGGCGGTGCGCATTTGTGCCGTGCGTGGTTGGCAGGGCTTCAAGGCGTCGTGGGATTGGCGCGACGACAAGCCGCAGGGGCGGACGTTTGAGCATCGCGGCGGGCAGCAGCAGAGCGCGCAGGAGTACGCGGCAGCGCAGGCCGCACGGATTGCCGAACGTTTCGGCCTGGATTTTTCTGAAGGGGGAAGCAAATGAAAGTTTCTGATATTCCGCAGTTTATCGCCATGTTGGCAACGTTCAGCGATTACTACGACCGTCCGCGAATGAGCGACGAGAAGGCGCTGGTGTATTTCGATTTGTTGCAGGAGTTCACTCTGGAGGAGGTGCGCACCGGTTTCCGTGACGCGATGCGCAACCCGGAGTTCGGGCAGTTTATGCCGAAGGCGGCAGACGTGCGCCGGGTGCTGTTGGGTAGCGGTGAAGCGAATGCTGACCGCGCCTGGGCGAAGGTGCGCGAGGCGATTTGCCGCGTCGGCCATATGCCGAGCGTCGCTTTTGACGACGCCATCATCCACGCGGTGATTGCCGACATGGGCGGCTGGGTCAAGTTGGCGCTCATCAGCAACGACGAGTTGCCGTTTCGTGAGCGCGATTTTTTGCGGATTTATCGCGGCTATATCGGTCGTCCGTTGGGCGACTACCCGCGCTATTTGCCGGGCATGGCGGAGACGGACAACTACGCCAAGGGCTACGCGGTCGAACCGCCGCTGTTGTTGGGCGATGCCAGCAAGGCGGAGCAGGTGCTACTGGCTGGCAGCGCCAAGCCTCGCCTTGCGGTGCAGCCGATGCAGGCGTTGCCGGATGTGGTCGGCGGGGTGTTGCGCGATATGCGCAGCCGCAACGACGACGGATTGCGGCAGATTGGTCAGGGAGGTGCGGCATGACCGGGGCGATGTTGCGGCGCATCCGCGAGGCCTACCGGCTGGATGTGGCGCAGATTGCCAACACGGGAGGGCTGGCGGTGCAGACGGTACGCATGACGGAGCTCACCGGCAAGTCGTATGCCTGCGGCCGTCAAGACCGGGACGCGCGCCGCCGTGCGCAGGTCTGGCGTGCGTATCTCAAGGCGCTACGGGTGCTGTGGGTAGGGCGCAAGCCGGTCATCCAAGCGGCGCCAAAGCCCGCCCGGAGCGGCGTGCTGAAGCCGTCGCCGGATGCGGTGCTGGTAGAGCGCGACGGCGTGCGGGAGTGGGTCAAGGTGGTCGAGTACGCCGACGGCCGCAAGTATGGCTTTGTGTGGCGTGATGGCGACTGGTACCGCACCGCGTGGGTCGAGGAGCGCTTTTTGGGGCGCAAGGTCACGCCACGTTTTGCCGAGGGCGACGAGGCGTAC